ATCTTCATCTACTGCTTTAATTATTATCAAATCAACCACTGCTTCCATACTTGGATTTCCCGTAGTCATTTCTGATAAAAAGTTCTTATGCTTTCTTTGAAGTTTATTTAATTCGTTGCACCTTAAAGAACCTGAATAAAATACAAGTGGCTTTCCTTTCGTACCCCATTCGTTAACTTCGATCTTGATGTGGTCATCTTTTCTCAGCTCACGAATACGATCACCTATTTCAGTCATAAATTATTAAACAGTTGATTCAGTTAATGCACCAGTGCCTTGAACTCCATAAGAAGCTTCTACCATTCCATCAAATGTTGAAGCTATACCTTTACTTGTAATTATTGCAGTTCCAGTAAAATAAGTATCAGCAGCTACAGCTCCTTCTGGATACCAGTTTATAGTTACTGACGAACCAACATCCAAAGCACCTTGCCCTGATGTATCTGTTTCATCCCAATAACAGTCAACTGTTCCAGTCCATGTTTTAAGACCTGCGAGATACGTTCTTACAGTATCTCCCATTGTTGTATCTTCTATAGTGTCTCCTGCTTCATCTACATTAAATGAACGGATTTCAGCAACAGCATTAGAACCTACTTTTACTGTGCCTTCACTTCCTGCATGATTTGCCATTTATTTATTCTCCTTCTGAATATATTTATTTGTTTTAGGTTTAGGTTTAGAATCATTGGAAGATTTCTCACTCCAACCATTCTTGATATATTTAGGAAGTGAATCTTCCCAAATTTCGATTTCATCTCCTGATGAATTATAAACTTTTACTCTTTTAGCCATTTGCTTCTCCTAGACTGCTGTTTCAACATCGTTCTCTAATGTTTCATAAAGAACAACGACATTAAACTTTGCTATTCCAAGTGGTTGATCGCCTTCGGTAGAGTAATCAATGTCCACTCCGGTTACTTGTGTGTCTTTAGCATTTCCACCTCTCGTTAGATCGGCATCCAAAGCTTCTTCTACCTGAACTGCTATCGTATCAATTGTGTTATCTATTGAACTGGTTGCCTGAACATAAGCTTCTACTGCAACATTCAGTGTTCTTAATTGTGTTCTTGGAATAGTCATCGTTGCATACTCTGTTTCTTCAGTTAATGTGTAGATACAAAGAGCAGGCAAATTTCCAGTTTCTAAAGGATAATGACGACTTTCAAACACATTGCTTCCAGTAGTCGTCAACCCAGTTAATACTGTTACAATATTTGACCTAATTGTTTCTCTTACGTGAGCCATCTATTGTTTTTCCAATACCATTACCGTTACACCTGTACCATTAGGCTCAACCACTCTCGTTTTGTAAGTAACAGAATCAATAACTATAGTGTCTCCATTTGATGCACTCGATACATCACTTGTTTTACAAAAGAAACGTGGATCTGTTGAAGCAAGTTCAACTTCTCCACCTGCGTCTACTTCTATAAAATCCTTATCAAAAACACCTTTTATAGTAGCAGCACTCCCACCTTGAACGGTATAAGTTGCTTCTACTGCAAAATCATCTGTATCAAAGAAATTAGATAAATCAGTTGAACTTTCAAAATTAGCCACTACTTCTTACGCCAACCCTTTTTCTTTCTTTTCGTGGGTTCTTCTGAATCATTAATACCAATAGCTCTATTGCTTTCAACTATTTTTGCGTGACCTGATGATGCAAATTGCTTTGCTTCTAATGTTGACACTTCAATTAAAGAGCCTTCATTGTGTGGAACACCTCTAACGTGTGTTCTTTTAATAATTTCAATTTTCATAATAAATTCCTTCGAAGGATAGAGGACAAATTAATGCCCTCTATCTTTCATCTAGGTTAAAGTTTAAGCAATTGTTACATCTCTGATTTCAGCAAATGATTGAGCATGACGAACAGCAAAATCCGTATCAAAAAATCCTGCTAATCTTGTGCCACCACTTGTTGCTAAACTAGAGGAGTCAACTACTACGTCTAAACCACTCCAAAATCCTACGAGTGCTTGACTCATAGAACCAATTAGGACTGCATGACATGTACCTGATGTTGATCCTTTAGTTAGATTTGAAGGCATATTTGATGAGCTTACAACTCTATGACCAACAACTAACTCATCATTGTTAAGAATGAAATTGCCTTCCACACCAGATGCTTGTTTTGGTGTTTGTCTCATTTCACCTACAACTTGAGGAGTAGTAACACAAATCATGTCATCTGTGCCTGCGTTGTCTTGTGTGATTTCAGAATCAAGGTCAACTAATGCTGCATAAGTTATAGCACCGCCATTAGTTCCCATAGCAACATCACCAATACCTGATGTTTGTCCTATGCCAGTGGGTTCATTACTTCCGCCACCTTCTAGGAATACAGTATCAAGTTTTGAAGCGAAGGTAGAAATAAAGTCATTTCTTATCACTTGCTCTATACTTGGATCAGATTGCAACATTAATTTCCTTGTGAAATCAATGTAACCAGCACAAGTTTTAGGACTCAAACTGACTTGTGCAAAAACTTCTGCACCTTCAGTTGGTGCTGAACCTTCTGCTACAAATGCTACGTTTGATGCACTTGTTGAAAGTCTCGGAATAGCAATATTACCAACAAGTCCTTGCATTTGAACAGCACCGTTAGCTAATACAACACTTCTGCCATATAAAGCTTCAATGAACATATCACCACGGTGAACAGTGCCAACAAGGTATCCACCTTGTGAGTCTGTTCCTGCTGTTTGGTCTCTAGTCCATGCAATATCGGATGGAGCATAAAAACCTCTAGCATCTTTGCCAGTTTTTCTTGCTATTTCGTCTGAGATTTCTCTTTCATATCCAGCTTCTCGCCAATCACCTGTTGCTGATGCACGAATAGCTTTCATAAATGAGTATACTCTTTTTTCTTCATTTATTCCAACTTCTGAAGGAAGTTTGAATACTTGTTCATTAGTCTTTTTTGAAACTTCTTCTAATACAATTCCTCGGAATTGATCTAATGGAGTTCCATCTTCAAGTGCTTTATCAGCAACTTCTTGAAGATTATGTTGAGAACCAAGAGCTTGAATTTCTCTTATTCTCTTTATTTCAGCTTCTCTAGCTTCTGTTTGGATTTCCCTTACATTAACTTGAGGAGCTTCTTTTTCTTTTTTGACTTCAGTTTTTATTTCTTCAGTCTTTACTTCTTCAGTCATAGTTTTCTCCTTCTGACTTTGAGTTAATGGAGTTTCTAAGCTTCGCCCAACGCCTACTGATTGATCAGCAGGAATAGAAACAATGCTTAGTTCTAAAGGAGTCCATTTTTCAGCAATATAAGTATCCAAACCGTTATCGCCTTCCAACTTTTCTCTCTTGTGCAATTCATTTATACGATAGCCAACGGAAACATTACTTCGTATTCCATCTTGAATATCGTCAAAGATTTCATTAGCTGAGTTTGATTTTCCAAAACGAACATTAGCTCTTGCAACCTTATCTGCACCGACCTGAACACCCTCGATTACTCCAATTTGTTTGCGAGGATCATGGTCGAGTAGAAGTGGAGCAGTTCCACTTCGTAACCAGTCTAATTCTATCGCATCATTATTATGTGATAAAACCTCATATCCAAATTCACGTTCTACAGGTTCTTCTGATGAAAATGCTAGTCGTATCCTACGACTTTCTTTTTCAATCTGTCTTACATCTATAGTGGCGTGTCTGAATTTCTTCTCAGTAACTTCTTTATCTTTAGAAGGTTCTTCTTTAACTTCTTGATTATACCTTCCTCCAACAACTGTTACCTCATCGACTCTCATATCTTCAGTCATGTTCTTATCCTTCCGAATCCGTATCTTGTGATTCTTCTATTATTGTTGGATCTATTTTTGATGAACCAAATGCACTTTGACCTCCACCGAATGGTTGGAAGGCAATCTTAATATTTGCATCTTCCGCCATTTGTGATTCTCTATTGAGTTGGTCAAAATGATCTTGAACATCCCTTCCATAGTGATTCAAAGCATCCTGCATCGTTGCCATTCCATTATTTAATTGAACAGCTATTGCCATTGCTTCTTTTTGAGGATCTACCCAAGACCAACCCCTTGGAGTCCATCTTGGTCTATGAAACTGTCTAAATTTGCTTGCAGGTAAAGGTGCATTAGCTCCGAATGGCTGCAAAGCTCCTATTGTCAATGAATGTTGTAGCCACTTCTTAAAGATAACTCCATGAAAGTGGTCAATCATCCATGCTTGCAAACCTCTGTAATAATCTCTCTCCTCTAATGCACCTTGTCTGATAGAAGAATAACTCACACCTTGTAGATCATTTGCCAATGAGGTGTAAGACACTCCTAGTCCAGAAGCTACTCCTCTCAATGTACTTTTAATAAAGCTTTCAAATTGACTCGTTGGATGACTCGGATCAAACATTGTTAGATCTTCATTCGGATCTAACTTTTGAAACGTACCTGCTTCTAAATTAATAGTTGGATTGTAAGTATCTTCTGTTCCATCTCCTGTGTAATCACCTGACTTCTTAATTATTCCCATTGAACTTGCTGCTACTCTACTTGCAACAAGTTCCGCTTCCATATATTTACCTAACATTTGCAAATCAACCATTGAAACACTTAATGGTGGAACGCCTCTCGTTGCTTGTGGTCGATCCATTCTATAGGCATGAATTAATCTTCCTGCTTCTATTCTTTGATATTTTCTTAATTGAGCATTTGGAAATTGAGTGTCTGAAGGATTTTGTGATGTAAGATAATACGCAACGGGTTTTCCAAACTTATCAATTTCAACACCCATTCGTATCACATTACCATTGGAGGAATTTACATCACTATACGTTTCATCTAAGTAATCAGCTTCTAAAAATCGTATTGCAAAACCATATGGATTATCTTCCGTTGGTTTTTGTTCGAACAATTCAATAAGAACTTCACCGTCTCTCGCCCATGTTTCAATAAATAACTTTTGACAATCCAACCAACTTAATTTTCCATCTATCGTACAGACACCTGCATAACCCCAAGCTCTCCATCCTTCTTCAATAACAACATTTGCTAATGAATCGAAACGATTTCTATCTCTATCCGATCTTGCACGATTCTGTAAATTAACACCTGCCGATCCAACAACATTATCACGCATGAGTTGTATGTATCGACTAGCATAGTCATTGTTCCTCGCTAACTGTCTTGATCTATTTCTTAATATTTTTAAACTTGGTTTTAATTCACTATCGGCTGATGCTGACACACTCTTGAAATCTGTTAAGAGTCTACCTGTTCCTGCTCCATCGAAAGTCCTTGCTTGTCTTTTTGTTCTTTGTCTTTTTTTAAATAAATCTAGTATACCCATTAGAAACTCACTTTCACTGAAGTTCCAGTACCCTGACCTCTGTCTCTACGATACTTCCTTTCATCGTTATCAACTCTTGCTTTGTAGGTTTCTTCAAATTTAATTAAATCCTCTAAAGGTGTTCTCGCTAATGTTCTTCCGGCAACAGAAAAGCTTTCTTGATCTTTTGTTGCCCGACCTTCGATAACGGATTGAATAGCATCTAATATTATTTTTGCATTGGTTCTGGGATCTGCTGTTGAAGCATCTCTGTTTGCTATGATTTTCAAAGTTCCTCTATCAACTGTTATTCTTTCGGAATCTGAATCTCTTGTGATATATGCTTGCCATGTATAAGTACCTGCGGTGTAAGATGCAGTTGTTGATTTAGAAACACTAACTAAATAATCATCACCCGATGCACTTGCTGTAATCTCTATTTCAGTTGCAGTTGTCGCTTGTAATCTTAAAGCATATTTCAAAGTATAAAGTGAATTAGAATAATCTGTATTCAAATCAGTTCTTTTCCATTGCCACAAATCACCAACAATTAATTCTTCTGGTTCAATCGTTGGAGCATTAGCCGAGTCAAATAAGTTTGCCATTGTTTCCCTTTAGTAATTTCTCCAATCAGTAGCCCAATTTCCTTTATTAGTTCGATTTGTAGGTCGATGAATAACTGGGTTTAGAGTTTTAGATTTTGGTTTTGCTTCCAAATCCTTCCTTTTTTCAAATCTGTTTGCTACTTGATTGATGTTAATATTCAAAATTGCATAAGCTGATAAGGCATAAACCCTACAGTCTAAAGCCTCATTTCTTGCTCTTGTTTTAATCCATTCTCGTCTTTGAAAACCTTTACGGTAACGAGTAACTATTTTTTCAGCAGTGAGTTGTCTGAAATATTCATCAGTTCTATCTTCAGGAAAATGACAATATCCAGCACCTTCGTTTTCAATTTTTAATCGTGAATACACAATTTCTTTTGCAGTATCTACGCCAACTATAAATAACGGACATTTAGCTACATTATTTATAGACCGATTTCCTATTAAAGCTTTGCCTTCACCACCAATTCCTTTAATAGCAAATATTCTTCTATATCCTCTCGGTTTGCAAAAGGTGTAAACTGCATTTGTGTAATGTCCGCCTGAGTCAACACAAGCTGAACGAATAGTAATCTTTCCACCTAATTCATGGTCGTATTCATTAGCTAAAAACTCATCTAAATCATTCCATAACTGAGGTGCAGATGGATCGCCATATATAACCTTATAATCTATTGACCACGTTTCTTCATCACGACCCCAACCTACGATTTCACATTCGATTCTGTCATTCTGTATATCGGCACCTGCTGTTAATACAATGACACCCTTTGGTACATTCGCCCAAATCTCCCTTCGTGATGAGATAGATATATCATCAACTCGTTCACCTTCATCTTCCCAACTTTCACCAAAGTAAGTATTGACGAAAGCACGCAAGGTTTCTGGTAATCGTTTTGCTGATAAAAACTCTCTCACTGCATCAGGTAGACTGATCCAAGACGAATATAATCCTGATAGATGAAATCCAGCTATTCCTTTAAAATCTTCTGCCGCTTTCCATTCACCTTTTTTAATAGCTTTTAATCTATCGTTGTCATTCCATGCTGAACCACAAAACTCACATACATAAACAGCAGTATCAGGATTTTCATCTTGCCAATGAACATTCTTCCAATGAAGGGTTTGTTCTTCTTTGCAGTCTTTACATTTCACAAAGTATTTTTGTTGGTTGGATTCTAAATAGGCACTTTCAATTCGACTTGCACCTTTATTGGTTGGAGTCGAAACCATTACTATCTTTCTATTCCAGAAAGTCGCTGACCTCTTTTTAGCTAACTGTATTGGATCGCCTTCTGTTCCAGCACTAGGAGGATAGCGATCAACTTCATCACACAACACAATACGAATTGGTCTACTGGCTAAACCAGAACTCGAATTAGCACCAACCATTGTTATATGACCACCTTGAAATATCTTATGTGTAGTCGTATTTCCTGAATCTCGACTTCTAGGATCTTTGACTTTGTTTTTTAATGGTGGTGAATCTCTTAGCATTGGTGCTAAACGATCTTTTGAAAAAGCTTGTGCCATTTCTAAAGTTGGTTGAACTACTAATATTGGTGCCGGATCATGGTCAATATGAAATCCAACTATATTTAAAAGTATTTCAGTTTTACCAACTTGAGCCGAACTCATAACAACGATCTCTTTTATTTTAGGATCGTTAATAGCGTCCATTATACCTTGTTGATATTTTGCTCTTTCTGTTCTCCATCGACCATGTTCAGAACTAGCCTCCGATGATAGTCGCCTTTCTTGGTCTGCCCACTTGCTGACCGTTAGTCTTGGTGGCGGACTTAGGCTCTGCATTGTTTGTATCATTAGATGATGTAGGTTGTTTTGGATCATAGTTTGATAATTCCTCTAAACATTCATTGATTTGATTACTCAATAATTGACGAATAGTACCAACCTCTGCTTCGACTGCTAGTTGAGGTGCAATAATACTTGGGATTGCAATAAGTTTACTTTTCATTGCACCAACTATTTCAGTCCATCCTTTCAAGACTTGTGAAGTAGCAATAAAATCTTTCTTAGCTTTGCGAACTTCCATTTCTGCAAGCTGTGCATCAGCGTTCATCTTTCTAGCTCTTGCTTCATTGTATTCATG